GTGTACCCTGTGCCGGCGTTGACCTTCGCCTCTACAGATACCGTCATTTTGCTCGGATCATAATTGGCGTCCCACACCGGAGTTTTGGGGTCCCCATCATACTTCAAAGCTCCGCTCTGGGCGGGAACCTTGGCGATGGAAGCTCGGCCGATGCTCCACTGAACGGTTTTATTGGTCGTAGAACCGTCCGACCACATGCCATTCAGAAGAATAAATGTGGCAGAGTGGGTGCCGGCATTGGTCTGTGCGGTCACCTGCACTTTGGAATTCACCTGGTCAAAGTTATCCCATTCCGGTGTCTGGGGCGCTCCCGTATAGGTCGGCGAGCCCTTCTGCGTAGGAATGGGTACAATAACGCTGGTGATGGTCCACTTGACCTCCTTGGCCTCAATGGAACCGTCCCACCACTTGTAGTTGGCGGTAGGAGTAAATGTGGCTTTGTAATCGCCTGCGTCAGTTCCAGATCGGTCTCCGCCAATGGTCAACTGACCGATGTCGTAGTTGGCCCAGGTGGGAGCCTGCGGTTTGCCGTTGGCCGCCAGTACATTGTTCTGCACCGGAAGAGAAGCGATGACCGCCCGGTCAATGATCCACTCAACCGTGACCTCGTCCAAGCCGCCGAGGAACTGATATCCATACGACAGATTAAACCGTGCGGAATAGGACCCAGCGTTCACGCCGTTGGTCGTGCCGGAAATGGTCATCTTCGACGGATCATACCCAGTCCAGGACGGAGTTTTTCCAGTCCCGTCATAGGTAAGGACTCCATTTTGAACAGGGACAGCCACCTCAATGGGGTTGACTGTAACATTCAAGCTGGCGGTCTTGGTCACACCCTCATAGGTATAACCGATCTCCACCGGACGGCTCCCCAAAGTAGAGAAAGCGGTCTTGGGATAGGTGTATCCCGAAACCTCCTCCGTAGAGTCATCCGAGAATTTGGCAGTGACCACCATTCCCGCAGGGGCAAATTCCTCCAGATAGTGATAGACCATCTTGGAGGGGTTGTTGGTAACGGCAATGGATACCAGCACCTTCTGCACAGTAACCGGCACACTTGCCGTCTTGGTGATGCGGCCTTCGGTATAGGTGATAACCACCTCCGTCACCCCATCCGTAAGGACTTGGGGGGACACGGAATATCCAGTCACATCCGAAGTGAGACCATACCCATAGCCCGCGGTAACGACCATGCCCGTGGGGTCAAAGGACTCTCCGGACTTGTAGGTGGTCTTTTGGGGCGGCTTGGTAATTGTCAGGGTCTCCAGCCTCAGAGTACCGCCTCCGCCGCTGCCGCCGGTCATGTTAAAGACCTTGCCGACGTTTGCATTACTCATTATTCTGCTCGACCTCCAGTCGCAAAATATAAATGGTCAGATTTTCCGTTGGAGTTACCTCGCAGTGAAAGGTGACCTGACCGTTAACGGTGATATTGTCAGCTTTCACGCCAGTCTCGCTGACTGCCATAAAGCAATCCGCGTCAGCGCACACAATATACCAGTATTTTTCGTCAGCCAAAAGGATGTTGTCCTTTACAGTCTGAGCTCTGCCGCTCCAGTTCTCGGCCGGCAGAGTAACGGTAGTACCGCTATGCTGTGCGCCCTCCAGCAGAGGAATGATCGACTCTAAAAGCTGGTCGACGCGGTTCAGGGTATCGAGTTTTCCCCTTTCTGCCAGAGCCCGCAACTGCTCTAAGGTTGTGGCTTTGTTCTCTGCCATGTTAGAGCTCCTTTCCGAAAAAATAAGAGGGGGGACAGGAATACCCCATCCCCCTCCGCGGTTATCAGGCACCCACAGCGGCGCCAAAGACCTCATCCAGCATCTGATTGACTTCCTCATCGGCCGCAACCTCAATGCTGTCCAGCTTGGCCTTGTCCTCCTTGGACATCAGACCGTTTGCCTGGCTGGTAGCAGGCTGATAGGTGGTGTCCTGTGCGGGGATACCGAGAGCAACGATATCCTCCTTGGTCACGTCGTCGCCCAGCACCACATGACCCTGATTGTCCTTACCGACCTTCTTGAAGCCGGCACCGACAGCCTCAACGGCAGGGTGGGTGTAGACCACGGTCTCCTGGCCATTGATCTTGATGTTACCGTTGACCTCGGACTTCTCCACCTTGGTCGCACCGGAGGCAATGTCCTTCAGCGCGGCAGTGATCTTGCCCTCAATGGCGGTCATCACGGTGGCGTACTCGTCCTCGTCACCACCAATACCGGCAACGATACCGTTCAGCTTGGTGATGGCGGCATTCATCGCGGAAGCGTCATCGGGGTGATTCTGAATCCACTGAGCAATCTCAGTCAGAGTATCCAGGGCCTCCTTGGCGCCCTCGGGGATCAGCTGAGCAGCCAGCTCCTCGTTGGCGATGGCGCGGGCGCTCTTACCAGCATCCTTACCGATCAGAGTGGCCAGATCGGCGCCGGAAGCCTTGCCGTCCAGCACAGCCTTCAGAGCGGTATCCAGATCGGCCTCAGAGATCTGAGCCTTGTAGGCCAGGGCCGCCAGACCCGTCACCGCAACATCCTTGCCGGCAACAGACAGAGTGCCGTTGGTAGCACCAGAAGCAATCAGAATGTCCACCATCTTGTCGGCGATGGCCAGGGCAACGCCGTTGACCTTAACGCCTACCAGGGACTTGGATTCGACCTTGCTGATCTCACCCTTGGTGCGCTGAGCCAGAAGCTTCATCTGTTCGAGAGTAGTGTGTTTAGACATAAATATGTCCTCCTTAAAAATATTTGTTTACGGCTCTTCGCCGAAAACATCATCGAGAATTGACTCCACCTCTTCGTTAGTGGCGGTATTGTCCGGAGCCTCAGGATTTTCGGGAGGTATCCAGGAGGACTGGAATGCATTGTCGAGGACTTCCTGAACCTCTGCATCTGTAGCAGTATTTTCCCGGATGACCTCAAGGATCTGGGCCTTCACGTCTCCGTCGATGTGGGTGGGCGGCATCAGTTGCGTGGGGTCAAGCGCGTACATGATCTTGCTGGCCAGACACCATACCGTGTCTTTCTGAACCCCATCCTTAATGCCGGAAACTCCGATTTTTAGATTGATTCCGGCCCGCTTCAAACACTCGGCCGGAATAATGCATCGGTCATCCGTCAACGCCACAGGCGGCTGCTGTACGCCGCCGGCTTCAAAGACAGCCGATTTGGCATAACCATCCCAACTCTGATCAAAGTGGAACTCCACAATATAAAGCTTGTCGGAGTTCTGTACCAAACTCTCGTCCTTGACCAGATGGGCATAGGTTGCTTTCACTGCGATCTCCATGGGCTTCGCCTCCTTGCTCACTGAATGGCCCCGTTCCCCGACAGCTCCAGCCGAATCAGGTTGACCGTCAGGTCCGCCGCCGGCTCTGTGTCGCAGGTCAGGGTGAGAAAGCCCGAGGTGGTGATGTTCTTGGGCTGCACATTGCAGTCAAGGAACTCCTCCTTACAGGCTTCGTCCGCGCTGAGGAAATACTTGTGGGTGCCCAGGGCCAAAAGCCGCTCGTCCGCAATGGTGACGCTCCCCTCCGACCACCCCTCGGCGGGGATGACCAGGTCGAAGGAGATACCCAATACGTCGCCGGCGCCCGTACCGTTCAGGCCGTTGTAGACCGAAATGGTGTAGGTAGACCCGTCTGTCATATGCACCGTGTAAATATCCGTGGTGCCCGGCGAGTGGTCGCCCTTGGTCAGCCGGATGTCCTGGATGCCCACGCCGATGGGGCCTTGCAGCTCACAGCTGATTTGGCTGTCGTAATAGGCCCCTGTTTCCGCGTCCCAGATCCACCAGGTTCCATTTTGAGGCTTGGGCGGCTTGCCGCTGTACTGCTCCGCTTTGGCGGCGCTTCCGGCGGCCTCTGCGGCGCTGTCAAGGGCGTCGGTCTTGGCCTGTTCTGCGGCTGTCCTGGCCGCTTCTGCGTCCTCCTTGGACTGGGCGGCGGTCAGGGCGTCCTCCTCGGCGCTCTCCTGGGCGGACAGGGCGGCTTCCTTCGCCGCTTCCGCGCCCGCTTTGGCGTCTTCCGCCTTGGTCTCCGAGGCCTTTGCGTTGGTTTCACTAACCTTGGCCGCGTCCCGCGCCGCCTCTGTGGCGGTCCTGGCTTCCTGAGCCGCTGCGGCGTCTGCCGTGGCTTGGGCACCCAGGGTCTCCACCTGATTGCGGACCTCCTTAGCCCGCTCTTCTGCCGCCTTGGCTTCGGCCTCGCTGAGAGCAGCGGCGTTCTTGGACTCCTCCGCCTCTCTGGCCTGTTGCAGAGCCGTCTGCTCCGAGGCCTTGGCGTTCTCCTCCGAGGTTCCGGCCCGTTCCGCTGCGTCAACGGCGAGGTCCGCGTACCCCTCCGCCGCAGTCTCCGAGGCTTTGGCGTTGGTTTCAGACTGGGCGGCTTTCCCGGCGGAGTCCAGGGCTTCAGCCGCCTTCTGCCCGGCGGTGTCCGCCTCGTTCTTGGCTTTTTCCGCGGAGGCGGCGGCAGAGTCCTTGGCCGTAGCCGCAAACTCCATCGCGCTGGAGGACTCCTTATTCATGGCGGCAAGGGCGTCGTGGATGGAACCCCGCACCTCCTCACCGTAGATCGCCTCCAAAATCTTCTTCAAAAAACTGCTGATGTCGGCCAAATCGGACCACCTCCTAATCTTCCAGCATCCAGTCGATGGCCAAAATTTCCTCCCCCGTCAGGTTCCCCTCCGCTTCGCTGTACTTGGCGGTCATCAGCTCCACCTCATGGGTCATCTCGTTGAAGGGAGCCAGCTCGTCACAGAACGTCTTGAAATTGGGGGACTCCATTTTGAGGACAAAGGTGGGCTGTCCCCGTTCATCCTTCCCTTCCTCTCCGTACTTCTCGATCAGGCTGAGGCGGATGGTCTCATATTCCACCAGGGAGTTGGAGAGAAAGCGGTAGTTCCGGGCGGCGATGTAACCGATCCGATCCCGCCGGGACAGCAGTGGCTTGAGCGAGTGGAGCCGCTCAAACACTTCGGAATTTTTTAACATTTTCTTCATGGCTGTGTCATGCTCCTGTTCCTAAATCCAGACCTTGGACGTCTGCGGCGCTGAAATCCACGACCCCCTTGAAGTAGACGATCCCGTTGCGGCTCTGGCCAATGGTGATGTATCCGCCGCAGGGGCTGTAAATGTTGATGAGAGGGGCGTCGCCCTCGAAATATTCGATGGCCAGCATGTGGTAACGGCTGCTCCCGAAAGGGCCGTAGAGGTTGAAGCTTCCGAAGTCGCTCCCGGCGATGATGTTGAATTCCTCGCCGTAGAACTCGCCGCCCTCGATGACCGGGGAACGGATCGTGGTCTGGTCGATGTAGGTGCTCTTGATGTACCCCGGCATCTCAATGGAATTAGCCAACTTATAAGCCCGTTCGGCCCTGGAATACGCGGTATCGGCATAATCATAGGCTTCATCCGCCAGGTTGTAAGCTTGATTGGCCATAGAATACGCCGGATTGGATTGAATGTTCTGATTGCTCACCTGGGCCCAATTGATGGTGCTCCCGGCCCCCATGGTCACCTGGCCGTTGATGGTAATAAGGCCCGTCGGCCCCACGGCGAAGGTGACCGCCCCGGTGTTCTTGTTGGTGACGGTCAGGCCGTACAGGTCCAGATATCCGGCGGTAAACTTCTCTTTGGCCAGGTCCATCATGCTGTTGCCGTACTTGTCCAAAAAGTCCTCCGCCTGCACTGTGCCGCCGAAGGTCCCCTTGGCTCCTGCCAGCGTCCCCGCGAAGGTACCCCGCCTGGCGTAGAGGTTACCCTGCTCGTCCACGGTGAAGTTTCCGTTTCCGATGTTGATGGAGCCCTTCTTCATGGTCAGGGTGCCCTTGTCCAGGTCCAGGATCACGTTGGAGTTGTAGTCCCGGATGACGCCCACCCGGAGCACGTTGCCGTTCAGCACCCCCGCTGTGATGTAGTCGGCCACGATGGCCCCGTCCATGGTGATGGCCAGCCCGAAGGTCTTTCCCCCGTCGTTGGAGTAGCCCAGGCCGTTCATGTTCCACTTCCAGAGCTTGTCAGCCTTGGTGTAGTCCCGGACGTTGGAAATATAGAGGGTGTCCGAGCCGTGCTCGTCCCTCGTGATGGTGATGTAGCCCGTGGTGGCCATATTCATGATGTGGGTGGCGTTCTCCTGGGCCTCCTTGAGGATGTTGTGGGCCTTGGGGAGATTTTCGATCTTGTCCAGCACGGCGGCGTTGGTCTGGTTGCTCACGCTGGTAAGGCTCACCTGTACCGAATCCCCCATTTTGAACTGGGTGTTCTCCGGGGCGTCCAGCGGGATCTCCAGCCTGGTCACCGGGAAGATCCGGTCCAGCCCGTGGGGACGGGAGATGACCCGGATCTCGTCCAGCAGCTTCACCGCCTCGGTCTCCACGTCCAGATAGTGCAGGTCCAGGGCGGAAAGCTCCAGCTCCAGGTTGTCAAACTGAAGGTCCGCCAGATACTCCCTGGCCTTCTCCAGCAGCACCTGGGGGTCGCTCACATCGTCCCAGTTCACCGTCTTCGCGATCCAGCCATGGCTCGCCACTGCCTCGTCCGATTGGACGTACAGGCTTCCGCCGTTCACGCTCTCCACCGTCAGATAGGCGTCCAGCGCCTCGATGGGACTGTCGTCCAGCCGGTTTCCCAGAGGGACGATGGCCGTGGCGTACTCGGCGGAGTCCCAGTTCCGGACAAAGTCCAGCAGGTTGGACCCGAACTGGATCACCTGGCTGCATGTGTCCGGGTAGTCCTTCAGATAGTCCAGATACCGCACCCCGTCCGCCTTGCGCACCCGG